TCTCTATCTGCAACGACGCGAGCATTGCTTGCGTTCACAAACATTTCAACGATTTTTAAGCATCCCTCAGCTGTAGATTTATCAATGTTCATGCTGAGATTTACAGTAACATCGACGTCGAGTTTATCGGTTCTCATTACAGTTTCCTCCACTTGTTCAGCCGTGATGCAAATACACCTTGCCAGCCCGGCAGAGAGCCGCCAGAACCGCCGCTCGCAGTAGATTTAGTGTAACTATACCCCGCAAAGCTCTCGCTTTGAAATGGGCTATTTGCGGCGTTCTCGTACTGCGTGCGCCACGCCTTGATTTCTTCTTCAAGGCGCATAAATTCGGCAGGCACGGCCATGGCCCAGACAGCGCCATCAAACGTTTCATCTCTTAACGAGCAGTTACCGTATTGATACACACCATCGTTCATAACGCTGCCCACAATGCGGAAATACTGTCCGGCACGCAAAAAAGGGAGCGCAATGCTCCCGCCCTTGATGCTGAACTCGCCCAGATGGACGCCATTCTGTGTGACAAACCAGTTCCGGCACTCCCTCATCAATTCTTCAAGCATTACGCTGCCCCCTTATTACTTTTTGAACTTTGCCAGCACAACTTTGGCTTCGTTGGTCAGAGCCGCAACGTAAAACTCGTCAGCGGTGATCTCGGTGGAACGGTTACGCGGCTTGCGCTCAGTCTCCACGTTGATATTGCGCTTGCGGTAGATGGTCAGAGCGGGGACATCGTCCTCAGTCTCGCTGTCCTCATTCAGCTTGACGATGGGGCAAGCGTAGTAGGCGGTAGCAGCAGCCTTGACCTTATCACCGACAACCAGCGCAGCAGCGCAATGGGGCTGGATGGTCGCCAGATGCTTTTTGGTGGTGGTTTCGGCGGTAGTATCCGCGACAATCTCAATGGTGCCGGTGCTGTTGTCCTTTTCGTACTCGATGGAAGGAACCTTGCGGGATGCTACAACGCGGGTGTTGGCAATCTTGCCGATTTCGCCGGTGACAGCAACGCCAGCCTGATACTTGTCAGCGCTGATAAAGTCCGCATCTTTGCGCAGGGTCGCCATCTGCTTGGGGTTGATGAACATGACCTTGTCGCTGTTGATTTCCTCGTTGAACACGTCAATGGCATCCACCACGCCGCTGTACTTGATAGCGGCAGCAGTGCCGTCATACACCAGCGTAGCGCCCTGCAAGGCTTCCATGCAGTCATTGTCGATTTTGGCAGCGATAGCCAGCGCCAGCTGCGCATTGGCTTCGCCAACGGGGTTGCCGTAGCCAGACAGCACAGCTTCATCGGTCAGGCCGACGCCCTTCATGGCCTTCTTGATCTTGTACTTCTTGTCCTTGGTGCTCATCTTGTCGATGTCAACGTCAACGCCCTCTGCAACGTCCTCTGCGTCACCAATGTAGCCGTAAGACGGCACAGTGATGGTATCGCCGGGAACACCAGCAAGGGTGTCATCCACCTTTGCAAAAGGTGCCACGCGGATTTTGTCAGGGATTTTAGCCGAAATCATATCGGCCATGACTTCCGGGTCAATCAGGTCTGCCAGTTTGGTCAAAATAGTATCTGCCATGTGTTAGTCTCCTTTGTTGTTTGCAAGCTCGGCATACTGTTCCGGGCTTTCTTTCTTGAGTTTCAGTCGGTCGGCATAGCCCATCTTTTTAAAGGCTTCTGCCGTGATAGAACCACTGCCGCCGTTTCCGGCAGGCGGGTTCGCCGTGTTTGCGCCCTGAGTGCTGGTAGTGACGATGTAGTCGCTGTAAGATTCTTTCAGGCTGGCTTCCAGCTTGTCAGAATCCTTGATAGCGCCTTTATCGTCAAGTTCCAGCTTGTCTAGCAAGCCATCGCCTTTGCACAGCCGAGCAACAGACTGCAAGCGTTTGTCGGCAATGCCGACTTTTTTCAGGGCGGTCTCCAGTGCCTTTTCTTTGGCAGCGGTAGTCTTTTCAGCGGCCACGCTGGTTTTGTAATCCTCGAAAGCCTGGTGCTCGGATTCATACTTTTCCTTGTAACCGTCATCGCCCTTTCCTTTCAGGTCGTCCAGTTCCTTTTGAACGGCTGGAAGTTTTTCCGCATCGGCTTTATACCGCGTGACGTCGTCCTTCAGCGGGTCAACAACGCCCAGATGGAGCGCCACCAGCTGATTTTCAATTTCATCAGTGCAGCTTTTGGATGCCGTCTGCATTCAGCGATACCGATACTCCAAACTGGACGGACGAGCAGGTAGACAAGGCACTTTCTGATTATATCGCTCAGATGCCGAGCCTGTACAAGCGCCGCCTGCTGTATATCCTTTGTGGGGCGCACGGGAGCGATTGGGCGGGCCAAATAGATTTGCTGTGTGCTAACGCGCATACGTCCATGCAAAGCCGTGTACGCGTCTGCCAGGCAGTAATACAGAACTACCGGATAGATACCGTAACTGGGGATGACCCATGCCCGGAAAGCATCAAGCCGGACTTTGACCGCCTGCAAATATGCCTGCAAGCCGGAGAAGCTGCCGTTCTGGCAGGTGACGGCGAATATAACGCAAGGGAAAAATAAAAAATCCCCTGCCGGTGGTGCCACACCAGCAAGGGATAAAGAGCCGTCAACACAAAAAAGTTGACGGCATTATTATAGCACATACAAAAAGGAGCCGCAATATGAAAAGGACAAATACCGCAAAATGGATTGAAAGCGCCGGGCGTTGGCAAATCAATGTGCAGAAGAACGGCGTGCGCAAGACGTTTACCAGCGCCAAGCCGGGCCGCACAGGCCAGAGGGAAGCTAACAAAAAAGCAGATGAATGGCTTGACATAGGCGTAAAGACGGAACGGATTAAGGTTTCTGACGCATGGGAACAGTTGCTACAGCAGAAAAAACTTGTGTCTGATGCAGAATACAAAAACATGGCATCGTTCGGACGCTCCCATTTGCTGCCAGCCATCGGGATCAAGTCAGTAAAAGCCGTTACGGAACAGGATTTCCAAAAAATTATAGATTATGCGTTTCGCCATCCACAGGGGAACAGCAAAGAGCCCTTATCCAAAAAGACGTTACAGAACTATGCCAGCTACTGCAAGCAGTTTACGAATTTTTGCCGAAAATCAAAATGGACAACGCTTGAGCTTGAAGAGTTACAGATTCCGGCAGCATCCAGAAAAAAAGGAAAGAACGTTTTGACAGTTGAAGCGCTGAACACGCTGCTAAAAGTAGATACGACCATAATGCGCGGAAAATCTGTGCATGATGAATACATAAATTATTATAGGTTTCAGGTGCTAACAGGCATGCGCCCCGGTGAAATGCGGGGGCTGCGATGGGAAGACGTTGACGGGAATCTGTGCAGACTGAAGCAGGCAATCAATGCGCACGGTCAAATCACGCAGGGAAAAAACGAAAACGCATTGCGCACGGTAGTGCTATCCAGACGCGCAGTGGACGTGCTGGAAGCTCAGAAAGCCGTGACTGGAAAGCAGGAGTACATCTTCCCCATGGCATCCATGCACACCTACTACCACCGCTGGCAGCGCTATCAGCGCTCTAATGACATGCCGGAGCTGAGTCTTTACGAACTGCGCCACACGTTTGTGAGTATCGCAAAGGAGTTGCCGACTGGCGAATTAAAGCAGCTAGTCGGGCATAGCGAGGATATGGACACATACGGCACATACTCTCACTACATCGCTGGAGATGACGAACGGACAGCCCAAAACTTACAAGAAATCTTTGATAGATTGGTGGACTAAAAAGTACACACTAAAAGTACACACTTTTTTTCTTAAATGTATGAAATAATAAAAAAAGTATGTGATAAAACAAAATAATATAGCAATATACCGCTATATTTTTAATCACTAAAAGCATTGTGTATAGTTCGAGTCCTGTCACCTCGACCATCGGAATGCGCCGCAGATTCATTGAAATCTGCGGGGCTTCTGTTATTCGGTACATACGTAGGAATGTTCTTCGGTTTTCTCTGCCAAAAGGCGCTGCCGCGGTTCATTTTTCTGTTGTCTTTTCCCTACAAAAAGGCTATAATAATCTCAAATTTTGCATAGCATAGGAGGGGTCGTCTTGGAGCGGATCAAACGGTATCTGCGCAGCGCGGCGGGGTATCAGGCGGTGTGCGCCAAGTGGCTGGTGCTGGCGGCGCTGGTGGGCTGCGTGGTAGGCCCGTTGGGCGGCGCATTCGGGCTGGCGCTCAACTGGGCCAACGCCACCCGCGGCGCGCACCCGTGGCTGCTTTACCTGCTGCCCGTTGCCGGTCTTGTTATCGTATTTTTGTATCACCGCTTTGACCCGGATGGCGGCGGCTCTACGAACCAAATCTTCGTATCCGTGCGGGAGCACAAGCCGCTGACACTGCGCACCGCGCCGCTCATCTTTGTTTCCACCGTCGCCACGCATCTGTTCGGCGGGTCCAGCGGACGCGAGGGCGCAGCTCTGCTGCTGGGCGGCAGCGTATCCGGGCAGCTCGGCAGGGCGCTGCGCTTAGAAAACCGTGACTGCCGCTTAATGACGATGTGCGGCATGGCGGGCGCGTTCTCGGCCATCTTCGGCACGCCGCTGGCCGCAACGATCTTCACGCTGGAGGTCGTCGATGTCGGCTCCATGCAGTACGCGGCACTGCTCCCCTGTCTGGTGTCGGCGCTGCTGGGCGTTTTCATCAGCGGCAAAATGGGGCTGGCGCCCGAGGCGTTCGTCTTACAGGCCGAGGCTGCCCCCACGCCGGACAATCTCGTCCGCGTTATCATCCTGGGTGCGCTGCTGGCCGCACTGAGCATCTTCTTCTGTGAGCTGCTCCACGTCACGCCGAAGCTGTACCGGAAATTCTTCCCGAACATCTACCTGCGCGTCGCCGCGGGCGGCGTGCTCATTATCGCCTTGACAAAGCTGCTGGGCACCACCGACTACAACGGCGCGGGCGCGGCGGTCATCGAGGCCGCCATCGACGGCGAGGCTGTTCCCTACGCCTTCCTTTTAAAGATGCTGTTCACCGCACTGACCCTGGGCGCAGGCTTCAAGGGCGGTGAGATCGTGCCTATCTTCTTCACCGGCGCGACGTTC